GCTCGATGGCGAGCAGCTCCGCGACGGTCGTGGCGCTGACTTCGATCTCGCCGCGCGCGGGGCGCTTCGAGAGAACCTCGACGCCAGGCGCAATCACGTCGAGCCACGAATCGGCGCCGAGCCACAGCGAGCCGTCGTAGCGGGTGCGCCACGTCCAACCCTTCGGCAGCGCCGAGCGCAGAAGGTGGCGGAGGGTCGAGACGACGTCTTCGCCGCCGACGCGCACCCACGCTGCAAGCTCGCTCGACACCTCGGGGCCAAGGTCATCAGCGAGGGTGGAGCCGCTTTCGCGCGCGACGTCCGCGAGGATCGTGCGCACCTGCGCCCCGCGGTAGTAGCGCGGCGCGAGGATCGCTCCGAGGCGACCGGAGCCACCGGCAAGGCGCACTTCTGCGCGCTCGTACGGGGCTTCTGCGCGCAGGACGCGCCCACGAAGCAGCCCGGTTCCGCTCGCGTCGGTCACGTCGACTACGCCCGTGGGCACGTCGGCGGAGTCGATCACGAGGTCAGCGGTCCATGCGCCCTCGCGGTGTGCTTCGATCGTCGCGGAGACGACGGCCGAGCCGTTGACAACGAGCTCACTCACGTGCCGCCCCTGCGCGCTCGGGGGCTCGGGGGAGCCGCAGGAATCGCAGCGCCGGGACCGAGCGAGCCGTTCGACTGGACGTCCACGACAGCTGCAACGGGAGGCGCGGAGGGCGTCTGCGTGTCGCCGTTGCCCGAGCGGCTGGCGTTCGCGCCGCGCGCGGGAGGCTGGTACTGGATCGCCTCGAACGAGGCTTTGAAGATGCCCGCGGTCCCGCTGTGCTCGATGCTCGTGATCGACTCGACCACGACAGCGCCCACGCCCACAGATTCGAGCGCGGGATGGTAGATCGAGACCGCGTCACGACGACGGCCCGCGCGCGGCTTGATCACGTCGACCAGCTCACCCCACACGCGGAAGTGGTCCGCGGTCCACAGGTAGACGGTGACGCTCACTTTCGCGAGGTCGTAGCCCTTGTCGACGATTCTCCCGCCGCTCGAGCCCGCTGCGCTCTTCGTATCGAGCTTTCGGCCGGGTTTCGCCTTGGGGTAGTCGCGCTGGCACGGGAGCGCGCGGTCCGCGACGATGACGTTGTCCCACGCGACGGGGTCTGTCCTCGGAAACAGGATGTTCACGCCGCACGCTCCGTTCGGATTCCGAGCTCACGCGCCACGGCGGACGCGAGGACCGCGCCCCATTCGTCAGCGTCCGAGCCCTCGGGGGCCGTCACGTTGATCGTGATGTTCGCGCCGCTCGCCGCGCCACGTGCGTTGGCCGCTGCGCGCGCACCCACGGCGCCCACGTTCGGAGTGCCGACCATCGCACCGACAGCCGAGCGCACACCGCCAGAGCCGCCCTCGATTCCGAGCGCGAACCCCTGCGCAACGTTGTCGCCGAGCGCCGCAAACACCCGCGAGGGCGAGCGGATCCCGAGCGCACCGCGCACCGTTGAGACGGCGCCCGCCGCGACGTTGCGCAGCGCGTTCCACACGAGGGACGCCGCGCCGGTGATCCCGGCAACGATCCCGTTGATAATTGCCCCACCAATTCCACGGAACGACAGCTCGACGCCCGAGAAGGCGTTGATGAAGCCGGACCAGAACGTCCCGAGGATCTGCAGCGGGATCGCGAGGATTCGCGCGAGCACGCCGACGACAGCGACAACGCGACCAACGGCGCCGATCGCGAGCGCGGCCATGACGCCGAACGCCGTCGCGAGCGATTGCACCGCGGCAACGCTGCCCCCGGAGCCTCCCGAGAGCCATCCGAAGAGCCTCGCGAGCATCGGCAGTGTGGCGCGCAACGACGCGAGAACCGGCGTGTAAAATCCGGTGACCCACGCCTGTGCGTAGGGGTACGCCCGCTGCAGCCCGGTGCCGATCGAACCAATCGCGGCGACGACGCCGTTGAATACTGCCACCGGGTCCACGCCTGCGGCTGCGCCGGTGAGCGTCGTGAAAAACCTGTCGAGCTGCGCGCTAAATCGCTGCGCGCCTGCGCTCGCAGGATCGAGAGCCGCGGCCATGCGCTCGATGAACCCGATGATGCGGGCGAACGCGGGCGACCGGGCGAAGTTCGATTGCAGCAACAGCCAGGAATTCCGCAGGCGGTTCATGCCTGCTTCTGCGCCGCGCGATTGCGTGTCGAGCGTGGCGCCGAGGCGTCCGCCGCTTCGGCGTGCGATCACGGACATCACGGCGTTGATGCCTTGGTCCGCGTTCACGCGACGCGCCGTAATCAGCGCGCGCACTTGGTTTCCAACAGCGGATTCGCTGCCACGCAGCCCGCGCTGTCGGCCGATCTCGGCCACAACGTCACCAACATTCAAGCCGGCGTCCGCCAGCTGGCCGCTCAACTCCTCCATCTGGAGGACGCCCTTCGCGCGGATCTGACGAATCGCAGTGATCGCGCGCTCCGCGGCCTGTGGGCCCTCCAATGCCCCCAAGTCCCCAGCGGCCTGCATCACGCGCGGAATCTCGCCCTGCGAGAACCCTGCGGCGGTCAACGAGGTCATCTGTCGCGCGACTTCGCGCACGTCGAGACCGAAGCGGTTCGCGTACTGCGAGGCACGCTGAAACGCCCCCTGAAACCCACCAAGCTCCGTCTGACCGTTCAGGAGCACGCGGAACGCGCCTTCGGTCCTGTTGCGCCAGTCGGCCGCTTCGACCATCGATTGACCGAGCGCGAGCGTGATTCGCCCCACTGCGATCGCAGCGCCGAGCGCAGCCGCGCCCACAGCCATGAAAGCGCCCCCAACCACCGCGCCCATGTTGCTCCCGGCCGCTGTAGCCGAGCGCGAGCCCCGAGCAAACGCTTCGAGCTCTCGCCCGAGCCGCGCCTGGTTCCGCCCCTGACGCTGGCCAGACGCACGGCCAAGGGCATCGAGCGGGTTGGCTCCGCGCGCGCCGCCCTTGCCTGCCTTCGCGACGCGCTCCTGCGCCACGCGAACGCTGTCGAGGCCCTTCGCCACGCGACGCGCAGGACCGCTCGCGCGGTCCAACAGGGAGAGCGTCCATTCGAGGCGTTCGCGGCTCATTTGCTCTTAGAAAGACCTTCAACCAGCGCGATCACGTGGCTCATAAAGCTCGCTTCGAGCGTGGCCCCCGCCGCCGCTTCGTCGCTTTGCTCGCCTCTACGGTGCGCAGCGAGACACTCCCCTCCGAAGAGGAAATCCCGCTTGCACTGCTCGTAGAGGCTCAGCGCTTTTTTGCGAGCGCTTCACCCGTCAGCCCCGCGAGCTCGAGCACGACCGGGCCCAGCTCGTCTTCGAGCGCAGGGTATCGGTCGCAGAGCCGCGAGAACTCTTCGCGCGCGGGGTGCTGGAGCGTGTCCAGGAGGATCGCGTTGAAGCTCCCGCCGTCCTTCGCCTCGGTCTTGAGCCGCGCGTATTCGCCACGATTCGGGCGGCGAAACACGAAAAAATGCCCGCTCGCCTCGGTGAGCCTGCACCCGTCGTCGTCTTCGTCGCCGTACTTCTCGACGGCGGCCTTGTGCGCGACATCCGCCGCGGCCTTGCGTGCGGCCTTCGCCGCTGCGCGCTGTGCTTCGCGGTCGCTCACGCGTCCCTCGACACGAGACGCTTACCGTCGCGCTCGATTGGGGTCAGAACGGTCAGATCGATCTTGACCGTCGTTGGGTCTGTGCCCTGCGAGTGACTGGTGTCGACGCCCTTGATTCGCACCGCTGGGAGGCGGTCCGTCGTCGTTCGCCCGGCGCGCGTGGAGTGCGTCACGGTGATCGGAAACTCGACCTCGCCGTAGCCGTCGCCGAGCAGAGCCATCATCTCCTCGAATTCCTCACGGAACATCGAGAGTGACGCCTCGGCTTCGTAGTCGCCCTGGGTATGCCCGAGGGGAATCGGCGACGCCCCGCGGGCCATTCCGGGCTCGAGGGTATCGCTGTAGTTGATCTCGGTAATCCCGCGGAACTTGCGGCCTTTGATGTCGATCTCGACGCTGGCGAAGCTCTTGCGGTTGCCGTTTACAAGCGGTTGCGTTGCCATTGCTCAGCTCCTCAAACACTCGCCGTGGGCGACTGGAAACCGATGTCCACCGCGATGGAGCGCGCGTAGCCCTTGGGCGTGACGCGCACACGAATTCGAAGCTCGCGCGTGGTGAGCAGGTTGTGCACGCGGTTGACTTGCACGCTCACCGCGCTCGCATCGCCGTCGTCCGCGCCGGGGGAGAGCGCAGCTTCGAGCGCCGCGAGAATCACGGCCTCGATGCGCTTCGCGTCGCGTTCGTCGATCGATCCAGGACCGCCCGGCTGACCGGACGGGATGGTGTTTCCGTCGATTGCCGCTTTGTTCACGCGCAGGTCGGCGTCGAGGTACTGCAGCCCGCTTGCGCGCGCGATCCGGCACGCCTTGTCCAGCACGCGACGGTTGGGCACGAGGTCGAAGTCCGAGCCCGCGGCGGCCATCATGCGACCGCTCGTGACGTAGACGCCTTGCAACCCGAGGTGTGTCCGGAGGCTGCAGAAACGCGCGACGTCGAGGGCTTCACGCTTGCGCTCGTCGCGTCCAATCGACGCGATCGCAGCGAGCGGACCGAGGTTGACTTTCGAGGGCATCTCAGCCACGCGGATCGCAGCGAGGCGCGCGACGTAGGCCCACGCGGAAGGGCGTCGGTACGTGCGCGAGGACACGGCCGAGACGGTCTCGTCGTATCCAGCGACGACCGAGACCCGCGGGTCCGCGAGCGACGAAAACGCCGCTACGAGCGCGGAGTCTCCACCAGCCGAGTCCGCCACGTCGGGAGCCTCGCACACCGCGTGGATGTATCGGCCCTGCGAGAGGGCCGTGTTCATCTGCGTCGCGACCGCGTTGACGATCGTGCGGCTCGACGCGCTCAACGCCGCATCGTCCGCGCCCGTCTGCGGTGCGCCGACGACGTGCACGAAGTCGAACTCCGTCGAGAGCGCGAACAGCGACGCGAACGCGGTGTTGAGATCGCTCGCCGTGAGTTCGGGGGCCTTCGTCGAGAACGACACAAGATCGCCAGCGTCGAGCGAGCCCGTCAACACGACGGTGACGCCGGTGTTCGGGATCGGATACGACGCTGCGAGGGTGACCTCTGCGCCGTAGGTATCGCCGCCGTCGAGGCTCACGCGCATCGCGCCAACCGTGGCCGCGCCGGTGCGCGTAATCAAGAGCCGCACCTGGTACGCGTCGAACGGGACGCTGCCAGTCGTGGCGAACGTGCCCGTCGAGCTCGCAACGCGCGTGTAGCTCACGGTGCCAGCCACGCCGGCGGTGCTCGGGGTCACGCGCATCGCGAGCACGGGACGTGGCGCACGGCCACGCGTCGCGCTCACAAGCGCCTGACACACGGACTCGGTCAGCGGACCCTGTCCAAGCGTGGCGATCGCGCTTTGCACGTCGCTGAACGCCTGCAACGCGAGCGCGGTGCCCGTGCTGCTCACGCCCAGTTTGACGTGAATCCCCTCGGCCGCCTCCGGGAGAATCCCGAGCGCGCCGTCTTGAATCGTGGTGGTGATATCGGGAGGAGGCATCGCTAACCCTCGCCAGCGTCGAGCTGGCCGTCAGTGGTGGAAGAGTCGGTGGTATCGAAAGCGGTGGTGAGCGCGCGCACGGTGGGGCTCTCGCCAGTGGGCTCGAACAGCGGGATCGCGACGGTGAACACCAGCGAGATCACAGCGCCCGTCGATGCCCAGGCAACCGGGACGCGAACGACCTGGAACGGGAGCGCGGTGGGCCCAAGCTCTTGAATAATCGCCCATGAAACGAGCTCAATGAGCAGCTCGGCGAGCGCCTCATTCGACCCCCAACAGTGGGCGATCACCGTGCGCGGCCAAACGCCGTGAATTGCGCGGTTTTCGTGCTGTGCGCTCGCGTCGGTGGGCGCTCCGATTGTCTCGGCTTCGCCCTCGTCGTCCACCCAAACAATGCGGGGCGGTGCGCTGTGCGCTGCGATCCCGCGCGTCCCGTAGAGGTACCGCGCCGATGGCACGAGACGCGAGACGTGGCCCTCGATGAGTGCGAGCACCTGTCGGAGCCTGGATTCAGCCACGGAGCACGCTCGCGAGGTGGTCGTTGATCGTTCTGCGAATCTTCGCGATCCACAGCGAAGGCAGGACCTCGGTCACCGGGAACACCGGGCGCGCGGCCATCTTGCGCGTCCCAGTCTGGTGAAACTTCGCGTACTTCGTGGCCACGCTTGTGACGACGTTCGTTCCGATCGCGCGAGACTTCAGCGAGCGTCGCGTCTTGCGCGTCTTTTCAAGAATCGGGTGGAAGTACTTCCGCGAGCGCGGCGCCCACGGCTTGCCCTCGACGCTCGCGCGCCGCTGCCACGGTAGATCGCTGAGGCCCTGCACGACGGGCGCGACCTTTTGCGCCGCAGCAAGCGCGAGGCGACCGGCGCCGACCTTGTGCAGCTTCGCGGCGGCAGCACGAATCGCGTCGTTTGAGCCGCTGATTTTCAGCGAGACGCCGGCCATCACCAACCCCGCTTCGAGGTGGTGTAGACGATCGACGCGCCGCGCTCTGCGACCTCTACAGGCGCGGGGTCGGGCGCTGGGGGTTCGGTGCAGAGAGCGACGCGACGACGGCGGTTCGCGATCTCGTTGAACCACTTCTGCGCGTCCTCGAACCGAACGCGGAACACAGCGTCGTGCGGCGAATCGGGGTCGAATCCGCGGCGCACCATCAGGTACCAGGCTGCGACCGCCACGACGGCGCCGGTCAGGTCGGCGCTCCACGTGGCGAGCGGAGTCCGGTACCCAGCACCACGCAGAGCCCCATCGGCTTCTTGCGACGCGCGCTCAAGAGCGGCGTCGATCGTGCCGGGGTCGAGACCTTCGAGCACCCCAGCGGGGTAGCCGTGCTGCTCAAGGTCGGTCTGCGTGGCGTAGGGCATCGGTCGTGTCTCAGGTGCTCGGCTGCGCGGCCGGTGGGGCCGTGAGCTCGTCGAGCGTGCGTTGCAGGTCAGCGGCCTTCGCCTCGGCTGCGTCGGCGCGCTCACGCGCATCGGCGGCGACCTTGGCTAGCTCGTCGCGTGCGAGCTGTGCTTCGGCGATCTGCGCGTTCGCCTTCTTGAGCGCGTCCGAGGGCTTCTCAGCCTTCGGCAGCGAGAGCTTCGGTGTCGCGTGCGGCTCGGCGACTTCGCCGCCAGCCTCGCGGACTTGCTCGAGCAACGCTTGGTAGCGGTCGAGCAACGCGGAGTAGTCCTCCCGTGAGACGTCGCTCATGGGTTAGTTGTGCCTCAGGAGCACGACACCAGGACGCGTGTCCGAGACGGAGCGGCGGTAGCGCCACGCACCAAAGTACGTGTTCGCTGCGATCAACTCCGAGTCGGTGAGGGGCTCGCGCACCGTCTCAACGAGCGGCTTCGAGCTGTAGTAGAGGAGCAGCGCCCGCTGCTTCACAAGCACGCTCGTGTACTGCGGCTGCGCGCTGGTGTACGTGTTGTCGGCGTTGTACGTGCCCACAGGGAAGTTGAGGACCAACCCAGTGTTGATGCCGCGCTGCTTCATCTCGTACGTCGCCGCGGTGAGCACGTTGGACTCGGACCACGTGGTGCCGCCGTCGAACGAGTATTGGAACGTCGCCGTTCCGCGCGATCCGCCCACCTGGATGTCCACGAGAACCGTGTCGATCGCGACGCTGTTTTCGCCGGTGATCGTGACGGCCGGCGGAGTCGTGCCGGCCGCGACGGGCGCGGTCGGGAACGCGATCGGGCAACGGTCCGAGATCATGACTTGAATACCCGCGACACGGGTGACGCTGCCATCCGTCGGAGGGCCCGCCTGCAACGGGCGCTGTTGCCCGTCGACCTCGGCTACGAGATCGAAGTACGCCTTCGAGTGCACGACGATCATCGCGAGGTTGTCTTGCTCGTCGCCGAACGGGCGGCGCCCGTCGACAGAGAACGACCACGACAGCTTCACCGGAGAGCCGGCGCTGTAGCGGTTGATGATGTGCCCCGCGGGCAAGCCCGCGGACGCGGACGCGACCGAGATCAACGCGCGATCCCAGCGACGAGACGCCGCAACGTTGATCTGCCGGGTGTACTCCGCGTAGGGGTCCGCGAAGTTTTCGGCCATCTTTTTCCAGTCCGACAGGCGAATCGCCTTGCCGGAGCGCGCGACCACCATCTGATCGCGGACGCCGTCAGGCAGCCCGGCGACGGTCAGCGAGACGCCTTCAGCGGCGTCTTCGAAGTCGCCCACGAGGTCGAAATACGGCACGTCGATCTTGTCGCCGCCACGGGCGGAGGTGGCCATGCCGGACATCGTCACGACGGCCGACGAGCCAAGGAGCGCTTGCTTCCCGCGGAAGTTCGCGCGGACGGCGTCCTGCAGAACCTCGGGCAGAAAAGGAGTTTCGCGAGTATTTGCCATTGTTCAGACTCCAGTGAATTTGTGTGCGTAGGGGTGCGGGGAGCGCTCAGAACGCGCCGCGTCGCTCAGCGTCGCTGCGCAGCGCGCGGTACGCGTCGACGTCGGATTGATGCAGCGCCGCGCGCTCCATCGGACTCATGTCCTCGAAGCGCTTCGAGCCGATCGCCGCGCCCGCGCTCTCCTTCGGGGACTCCTTCGCCGCTTCCGCCGCTCCGCTCACGCGCGGCGCAACGCTCACGAACGCGCGGATCTCCGCAGCCGATCGACTCGCGTAGAGCGCGCGAACCGCGGGGGTGAAGACGCCCTTCGCGTCGCCCTCGGCGAGCGCCGCGGTGCGGTCTTGCTCGAGCTTCGCGGCTTCGAGCGTCGCCAGCTTCGCTTCGAGCTCGTCGGCCCGCGCTGCCTTCGCCTTGAGTCCTTCGACGGTCGCGACGGCGACCGCTTCGTTGCTGTCCTCGGCGAGGCCGAGAGCCTTGTTCACAGCGTTCATTTTCTTTGTTCTCCGCTTGGTCGTTGCGAGCTCTCGCGCGTACGCGACCGCGGAGCCCAGGTTGCCCACTCGATCGGCAAGGCCACGCGCCACCGCGTCGGCCCCGACGAACACATCTGCTTCGAGCCCACGGACGGCCGCGAGCTCCATCCCCCGTCGCTCAGCGACCGCACCTGCGAACACGTCCGCGAGGGCGTCGATCTTCGCTTGCGTCGCTGCGAGCTCTTCTTCGGACAACGGCACCGTTGGGTGTCCGTCCGCCTTGCGCGCGCCGCTGGTGATGAAGTGCACCTTGCGGCCCTGCGCATCGCCTGCGGTGTCCTCGATGCGCGTGGCGATCACGCCAATCGAGCCCAACATGCCAGACGCCGGGGTGACGATCGTGCCCGACGCGCTCGCGAGCCAGTAGGCCGCGCTCGCGGCGAGCTCGCCGACGTACGAAACAACGGGCTTGCCCGAGGCATCGGCCGCGGCGCGGATCGCGTCCGCGCACACACCGCACCCTGCGACCTCGCCGCCGGGTGAGTCGTACTCGATCACCAGCGAGCGCGAGCGGGGATCGTCGAGCGCAGCACGCACGCGCGACTCGATCGCGTCGTATCCGTCGCCGCCGAACATCCAGCACGACCACGCGCGCTGAGCCAGCGGCCCTTCGATGCGCACGCGCGCGACGCCGTCGGCGTCCACGCTGTACGCGCCTTCGGCGTCGCCGAAGTAGGCCGCGACCCCTTCAGCCGTTGCCGCGCGGAACGCGAGCGAGAGCACGCGATCGACTGCGCTCGGCGCGAGCATCGAAGGCGCAGCGAGGCGCGCTCGAAGCTGCCGGTCGAAGCTCTCAGGTACCGGGGTCGTCATCGTTCGTATCCTCGTCCTCCGCGTCTTCCGCGGGGTCGTCGTTTGCTGCGCCCGCACTTGCGGGCGGCATCGGCGGCGCGGGGGGCTTTGTGTCCCAGTTGGGCCACGGCGCTAGCCGCGCATCGCCGAAGTTGAATTCCGCCCACCAAGTCAACACCTGCTCGCGCAGGGTCGTTGCAAGTGCTTCGGCGTCGAAGCGCACGAGATCGTCGCGAACGTTCTGGTGGATCTTCGCCGCCGCGAACGAGCCGCCTTGCACTTCGCTCGTGAGGTTCTGCCCGACGAGCAAGATGCTCAGCTCTGCGTTCGCCGTCTCGATCTGCTTCGGGAACATCTCCCAGGTTTTCGCCTCGGCTTCGAGCAACTCCATCGTGTAGCCGGGTGGCGAGACGATGCTGGTGTCGCGTCCAAGCTCTGCGAGGTCCTGCGCGAACTTCTCCCGGTCTTCGGGCTGCGATCCTTCGGGCGGGAGCCCAACGCGAATCGGCGAGCCGTGCATCTCGCCGTGACGCGCCCAGTCTTCGAGCGCGAACGACTTGAGCAGCCACCACTTCGCGAGCGCGCGCCACAGCCCCTTCGACCAGGGCCGCGAGGCACCGTAGGGCGTGTAGATCACCCACTTGCCGCCGCCGGGGATGACTTCGAGCTCCCCGAGGTCATCGGTGCGAAGCAGCCACCGGCGCGTTTGCCAATCGAAGCGCAGCCACCGCGGATCCCATGTTTTCAACCGCGGGATCGCTCGCCCGCGTTCGTTGGTGGTCCACACCAACTCAGCCAGGCCAACGCCGAGCAACAGCCCCCACGTTTGCAGGTCTGCAAGCTCGTGCTCCGGCGCGATCTGCCACCAGTCCTCATCCGCTTCGAGCGCGCGCACCGCGCGACCGCGCCGGCGTCCATCGCCCGACGCTTCGAACGTGAGCGGGAGCCCGAGTAGCCCATTCACCCTCTGCGGGAGCACGCCAGCGACGCGCGAGTCAGCGCGCAGCTCGTCGACGAGCTCAGCCGCGTAGGAGAGCGTCCCTCCGTTCGCGAGGACGCGCGCCGCTGTCAGGGACGAATTCGTCCACTGGATCAGGGTCCGCCCGTACTGCTCGCGGTGTTCGTGTTTGTCGGGTCGGGCCATTATCGCGAGCTCTTGCCGCGCGTCGTGCGCGTGTAGGTTGCGTCGGGCTGCCCTGTGACGTCGGCGTATCCGTCGCTGAGCGCGTCGGCGCGATCGTCATGCAGCCCCGTCCAGAGCGCTTCGAGCTCGGCGTGCATCCCCTCGACGTCCCACGTCCCGTCGTCAACGACGGCCACGTTTCCCGCGAGGGCGCGAGAGCTCACCGGCAGGAATCGCGAGCTCTTCTCGCCGCTCGGTACGCGAGCGCGAATCGTGAGCGCGGGGTATCTGCGCTGAAAGTCAGCAACCACCAGCACGCCAGCGGCGCCGGGGTCGCGCGGGATGACCTGCACGCACCGCGGATCGAACGCCCGGTCTGCGTTGCCCTTCGCCTCGAAGCGCCGGTGAACCTCGTCGGGCGCGCCCTGGAAGTGCTCCATGTGCTCAACGACGAACAGGCCGGAGCGCGTCCAACTCACCCGCGCACCCGCGCTGAAGTCGGCCTTCGGGCTCTCGCTCGAAGCGAAGTCCCACGCCCGACACCGCGCGGCAGTGTCGCTCGGCGGCGCACGAAGCACACGCACGAGCTCGCGATTCCAGTAGTCCTTCGACGCCGGGACCGCGTCCCAGTCGCCGTTGCGGAGCTGCTCTCGCTCGAGCCGCGGAAGCGCGTCGATGCGCGCGCCGTAGTCGGGGTCGTTCGCCGCGAGGTGCGGATTGTCTTCGAGGCGCGCCGGGATGAACGTTCGTCCGAGGGAGCCAGTCGTTCCGCGCGGCACCTCGAACTCGTTGTCGCCCGACCGCTTGAAGAACCGAACCTCACCGGGTCGCGCGGGCCGCCGCGTCTTGCGCGAGAGCCAGTCGAACCAGCGCGAACGAACCCACTCGTGACCAACGTCACCGGGGTTGGTCGCCGCTCGAACGCGACACGGGACGCCACGGGCCGATCGCGCGCGGCTGAAGAGGTAGAGGTACTGGTACTCCGAAAACGACGTCAGCTCATCGAACCCGATGAACTGGTACTGCGCGGACTTGTGCGCGAGCGCGTCGTTCTCGTGCGCCATGTGCGCAAACGAGACCGTCTCCCCGTCAGGGAAGCGCCAGATGAACTTCGACGCGTTGAACCGTCCGCCGAGCCGCGGGTACAGGTCCAGCGATCGCCGAATGAGCGACCGTTCGAGGTCAGGGAACGTGCGGCGAAAGAGGATCGCGTTGTAGCCAGAGCCGTAGCCCCGACCGATGCCACCCGCCGCGTCGACGAGCAGCGCGTCACTCTTTCCTCCGCCGGCGGATCCGCCGTAGAGCGCCTCGAAGCACGAGAGCTCCAAGAAACGCTCCTGGCGTTCGCTCGGTGCCCAGTCTTCTTCGTGCGGTTCGAGGCCCTGTGCGATCGCCAACTCTCGGGCGCGCGCCTTTGCCTCGTCCGCTGCGCTCATTCGTCGGGTTTCTTCGCCGGGATGAACAGCATCGGCGCGCGGCCTTCGATCTGCACCGGGCCACCCTCAGCGCCGGTGATCTCGGTCTTCGATCGCGAGCCAAACACGTCGGGCTGCGATCGCTCGAGCGACCACGCCAGCGCCCGCCAGTCGACCTCGCCGCCGCCAGCTTCGACGCCGTCTTGAAGCTCGAACGCGCGTTGAGCGCGCGCTTCGAGCAGCCGTGAGATGAACTCCAGCTCGCTTGCCTCGTCGTCGTTCAGCGCTTCGCCCGCCTCTTGGCGAGCCAGCGCGTCACGAGCGCGTGTGCGCGCGGCGTGCAGCGTGTCGCGCGAGATCCCGAGCACGTCGGCGATGAGCTCGAGCGGTCGGCCCGCCCGGGCCAGCTCCAGCACCTTCGCTCGCTTGCTCTCGGGGACACGCGCAATGGCTTTGGGTCGTCCGCCGGTGGCGGTCATGGTCTACTCGCGAATGTCGGAAAACCACCAGCCGCCCTCGGTCGCCCGCAGCGCATTCAGCGTCTGCGTTTCGCCGGGGGTCGGTTGGAGTTGTGGTCGCTCGGCAGGGATTGCACCTGCGTCTCCCGCACGTCTGCGGGCGCTCTGCTGCTGAGCTACGGAGCGATGGGCCTCGACGGCCCGAGACCGCCACGCACCGGAACCCGACGGCGCGGAGCGGACTCGGAATGTCGAGGCACGAGGCGCGCGCTTGAACATCGCCCTCGGGGCGGCGTCGCGCGCGGCGCGTGCGTTGTGATGTTCGAGGGGGTGCGACGTCACATGGCGAGCCTCCCGGCGTCTACGCTGCGGCCATCAGGCCGAGCAGTGGGAACCTCTCCGCGAGCGATGCCCCATCGACGAGCCACCGCCACTTGCGGCTGTCCGTCGCGGCCTTGCGGACGCGAGGCGTCGCGGCGTCGTGCTGGCTCTCGGCCCACGAGCGCACCCAGCGCTGCGCGGTCCTCGCGGGCACGCCGAACATGCGCGCGACGTCGTCGGTCGTGAGCTCCTGCATCGCGTCCGCGGCCCCTTTCGCCTCCCCAGGGCGCAGGTATGCCGTCGGTAGAGAGGTACCCTGTGGCGCCAAGTCGGTCAAGTGCCCCGCGAAAGCCGATTATGGTCACCCGCGCTCGCCGCCGTCCCGCGGGAGCGCAGGCAACCGCCGTCCACCACCCACTCGCTCGAGGGCCCCGTCGACCAGTCCCCGAGCGAGCTGCGGAGCGCCCAGAACGCGACGCCGACGGGCTGCGCGTCGATCGACAGCGGGCGAGGGCCGGGCGGGCAGAGCGTGACGCGCGGCGTGTTCATCGCTTCACCCGTGCCCCGCGGCAGAAGCGCCCGTCGTTGCTGTGCGGCAAGTACACGACCTCGTCGCTGCCGTACCTGCGCGGGACGCCACCGCGCTTGCACACGGGGCACATGCCAACGTCGATTCCGTGCGCGTCCTGACGTGCGAGGTCGGGCATGTACGGCGGGCGGCCCGCGAGCACGTCGCGTCCGTCGTCGTCGCGATAGTCGTGGACGGAGAACCTCACCGCGTCACCACCCCCGCGAGCAGCTCCCACGTCTGGCTCCCCGGCGCCCTCGCTCGCCGCGGCCGCCCCAACACGCACTCGGTCTGCGACGGGGCGACGCTGCAGGCCACGGCGCGCATCGAGCGACACCGCGAGACGACGGGGCGCGCGTCGCTTGTGCTCTTCGTCTTCGTCGTGCTCGTCGCGGCCCTGTCCGCCTCGACGTCCGCGAGCATCCGCGAAACGTCGTCGAGGTCCTCCGTGATCCAGCGCCCATCGCTCGCGAGTTCGTCGGCGTCGTCGTACTCGATCTCCGCGTCCGCGATGATGCGCGTCCCGGCAGCGCTCGCGCTCGCAGCGTCGGGGCCTCCGCGCAGCGCAGCGGCCAGCGTTCGCAGCCGCATCTCGCGCGGCAGCAACGCCAGCGCGATCGTCTCCGGCCACCGCGAGTCGCGCCTGGCCTCGCCCGCGTAGCAGTGCGTCGCGAGCAACGCGAGGACGGCGTGGTAGCGACCGGGGCGCGCCCGCATCGCCGCGAGACGGCGCACCGCGCGCAGCGCAGGCCCGAGCAGCCCGTGTGCGCGCTCGGCGGGCGATCCGTCCTGTTGTCCGCCTGGGATGCGCAACAGGGGCATCGCGCTCCCGGTGAGCACCGGCAGAGCGCGAGCGAGGGCTTCGAGGTCGGCGGCCGCGCTCACGTCGCACCTCCCGCTCGACGCGCGCCGTCCGCGCAATCGCGGCACGAGACGTACGGGACCGAGCTGTCGCCGCGCCCGCTCACGGAGGGGCCGTCGAGCCGGACGATGGACCTGTCCTGGCCGCGGACCCACCGCGCGATGCACGTCCGCTCGGTGATGGTGGCGCTCAGACGACTGCAGCGGACCATCGGTGACGGTTGGACCACAGGTAGCGCCACGCGGCGCCTTCGGTTGCCTTGCTTTTTCACAGCTCGCCCTCCGCCCCGCGGAACGAGGCCCACGTTGCCTTCACGAACGTGCGCAGACCGCGCGCCTTCTGCTGTCGCAGTCGATCCGCGAGCCGCTGCCCAGCGC